ATGAAAAAACTATCTGCTTTAATAATACTGATTGCGACAGCAATCCTTTCAGGTGCTTTGCTCAATAGATTTTTAAATTGGGCGGGAAATATAGAAATCTTTGATTTCGACCTAAATGAAGATATAGACAATGAACAGTTCTAAATACTTCATCTGGTCATTACTATCTATCTTGGCTATATACTACTCATTGGTTATTATTACTCTATAGTCCATATCTTTTTTCTCCCGCCCTTTCTTGGGGTCTTTCAGTGGGAACCACCAAATATGACCCGTTAAGGGCTTAGAACCCCCGTAGAGGGCTTATAAGGGCTATTTCTTAAAGATGTACCAAAGTCTAAATTTGATCTTTTGAATAATTCTATCTATTTGTTGCTCGACTTTAATATCATTGTGATTATAGCTCTTAGGACTATTCCATAGTTTATAAAAGTGTCTAGGCATAATATAATTATACAGCATGTGGTCTCTTATTTTCGGCGCACTTTTTTCGCACTTTTTGCACTATGTGTCTATATTGTTCGTATTATATATAAATGTCTATAAAAGAAAAATTCCCAATCAGAGGCGGATCCGATTGGGACTTTCTAGTGTATTGCTACACATTATATAGGGAGACATGGTGGTGTCTCTAACCTACACATCTTTATTGTAGAATATGTTTTATTCTAAGTCAACTGTTTTTGCAATGATATCTTCAGCAGGAGGATATTCAATAATCCAACCGTAAGGATCCTTATTTGTTTCTGGGTTATTTCCAAGATACTCAAGATACTCAGGCAGGTTAGTAATTTCTGCTAAAAGTACCATTAGGTCCACACAGCGTCTATGCGGAGCTTGGTGAGTTGTATGGCACTTGTACTTATCGTCTACATTTGGACATACTTTTAAAATTTCCATAAGTCTAAAAACAACCTTGTGGGCAAACTCCATTTGATCTTGACTATATGCCATCTACCTCATCCTTTACTTCAATTGGTGTATATGCAGGTTCAGGACCAAGTAAAAATCCTTTTTCATGATATCCAACCATCTTTGATACTTCTTCCCCGCCAACAATTTTGTCAGCAATCAAAGAAAGTAGATCATAGATTCTGTGAAGCATGATATATGTAACCATTGGAAGGTTGTCTTCAATAGTTCCAGCATCTGATATTACAGCACCATCAGGCAATGTTGATTCATCCATTTTTATTTATCCCTCCATCTGTATTGGGGAAGATTACAGGCATCTTCCATTCATATGTTTCAAATCCAGCAGACTCATATTGAATCTCTTCTGGTGTGTTTATTTGAATTCCTTTTCCGCACATGCAGTTTCCGCACTCACAATTTGACATTATTTGTATTCCTTTCTTTTCCAGTATTTGTTTTTATACCATCCAATAATATGTTTTAAAGATTCACTTCTTGCTAATTTTGCTTCTGCTAATAAATTTGTATTTCTTTCAAGTTTCCACGGCTCTGTTTTAATAGGTATAATTTGTGCAATTGGAGTTCCAGCTTTTATTATACCTTCAAAGCCCTCTCTTAATAAAAATGGCAGCTTGCCCCCATTCATCGGGTAGTTTGCGTCAACAATTCCAGACATTGTTCTAAATGGTAAATCATCTCTATTTAGAGGGTGTGTAATTAAAAGGCTATATCCATCTTCAACCTTAAGTATTTGTTTTGTACTCCATGAAAAATGATTGCTATGAAACCCTATTGGTATTGGTAAAGTTGGAATCATACCAACATTACGCTCAATTATAAAATCTGTTTCTTTGTAATCAAAATCAAAAAAGTTCCAAGTTATTCTAGGACCATCTGGGGTTTGTTCAACTAAAAAATCTACAGGAGCTGGAATATAGTAACCAGTTAAAAAAGCATCCATAAAAGGAGCACAGCTTTTTACAGTTATTGTTGAAGGCATTATGCTTAATTTTCCACCAGAAAATTTTTCTATTTTTTTAAACCATTCGGGCATCACGTTATTCATATAACCAATATGCTCAAAAACTGGATGATAGACATCATACTCTAGTTTTTTATATTTCATTTGTAACCGATTCTACTATTTTTTTATAAACTTCTAAACCAATATTATTTTTGTAATTACAAGAAAGGCAATATAAGTAAATATTATCTTCTAAATCTATATTACATAGGAGAGAGCCTTGATCCATTGGACATTCAAGTCTAGGAACAAGGCCCTCTTCTGATAAGGCTATGTACTTAGATACATATTGTATCTGCATTTGACCTACTTTTTCTGATCAGTCGGGAATTGCAATAGCCATTCCTTTGCTTTTGGGGTCATACCCTTCCAAGCTGACCAATCACTGCCGCCATCGGTCATATAATACGTTATCTCTGCGTTTGTTACTGGGTCGAATAACTCTTTGTTACTCTTTAGGTCGAACTTCTCAAGTCTTTCAGGACCAAGATTTCCGATCATGTTAATCTGGAATATTCCGTAAGAACTATCTCCAGTTTTCCTATTCCCGTTATAGGCAAGCGGTCTTCCGTTAGATTCACGCTTTGCTATTGACCAAGCTTTTTTAAGGCTTGACCCTTCGAATCCTACAGTCTTAAGAAGCAATAGCAACTCTTCGTCTGTAAGCATCTCAGATGGCTTGTAAATCTCTTTACTAAAACTATCTAAGACTTCTTGCTTTAATTGGGCTTCAGTTTTCACTAAAGGTTTTACTACTAAGGCATTTGCAGGCTGTACAGGAAACAAAAATAATGTTATCATTACTATTGTGACTATGTTATGAGCCAAATCACTTACCTGTTGTTTTATTTTCTCCATTGGCATTTCCTCCTCTAGAGATAACGAACTATAATCATAACATTAATTTAGTAACCCTGTCAAGCCAGTCGACCAGAAAGAAAACATGAATATATCTTATTATACAATTAAAGCTGGACTTAATCCTGCAGTCGGTTTTGGCTATGCGGGAAAAAATATAGTTAAATCTTTAAATAACCTTGGTCATTTTGTTACATACGCTGACCCTAAAGCAGATATACAAATTAATTTTACACAGCCTCAACATTTTAAAATGCATAGGAAGCAGTATCAGATAGGATACACTCCGTGGGAATCTACTTCAATGCGCCCAGACTGGGTTGAAAGATTTAATCATTGCGACGAGGTTTGGACTACATCAGATTGGTGTGCTAAAGTATTTAAAGATAATGGAATAACAAAACCAATATACGTTTATCCTCACGGCATTGAAGATTTTTGGGTTCCAAAGCGTAGAGTAGTTAATGAAGGCCAGCCAATAAAATTTTTGCACATAGGCGAGCCATCACCAAGAAAAGACGGGCAGTTAGTAGTAGATACTTTTGCTAAGATATTTGGAAATAATCCAGACTATCAACTTACATTAAAGTGTCATAACTCAAATACTACTAGAATGTATAATAAAAATAATGAATTCGTAACACCAGATACAATATATTCAAATATCAAAATAATAACTGATGAATATCCAGAAGAACAGCTTTTAAGCTTATATCATAGTCATCATGTACTTTTATATCCTACTTGGGGTGAAGGATTTGGCTTTATTCCTCTTCAAGGCCTTGCAACAGGAATGCCAGTAATATCAACATATGACTGGTGTCACTATGAAAAATATTTAGGCCCATTAAAATTGAAATCTAAACTTACAGATGAGACTTTGCCAAAATCAGTTGGCGATGATTACATAGGAAAAATGTTTAAGCCAGATGCAAAGCATTTAGAAGATCAAATGTATGAAGCAGTAATTAACTTCAAAGCATATTCAGGATATTATTATGCACAAGCAAACAATATTCATAAAGAGTACAACTGGGACCAGTTGACTAAGAATGCATTTGATCATTTAGTTAAAAAATTCTCTTAACCCCTTCCCCTTTAAATGCTTCTTTGGTAGAATAGGATCTTCACTCAAAAAATTAAACCGCAAGGCGGAGAAACAGGTATTATAAATGTCAAAGACTATTGCTAACCCATATGAAAACTTTATTGCGCTATCTCGATATGCAAGATGGATTCCAGAAGAGAATAGACGTGAAACATGGGGAGAAACAGTAGATCGCTATTTTGCGTTTATGCTAAACCATTTAAAACAAAATCATAATTATATTCCAGATGAAAAGCTTGTAGCGGAATTAAAAGACGGTGTATTTCAAAGAAATGTCATGCCGTCTATGCGCTCCGTTATGACATCTGGAGCAGCATTAGAAAGAGATAACGTTGCAGGATATAATTGCTCATTTGTCCCAGTAGATAGCCCAAGATCATTTGATGAAACAATGTATATTCTTATGTGTGGTACAGGAGTTGGATTCTCCGTTGAATACAAGTACGTTAATAAACTTCCTGCCGTCCCAGATTCTTTTGAGAAGTCAGACACAGTCATTGTTGTAGAGGATTCAAAGCAGGGTTGGGCAAAGGCTTATCGTGAACTACTAGCACTCCTTTGGACTGGACACATTCCAGCAATTGATGTTAGCAAAGTTCGTCCAGCTGGTGCACGTTTAAAGACAATGGGTGGACGCTCATCAGGACCACAACCATTAATCAATTTGTTTGATTTTACAATTGCAAAGTTTAAAAATGCAGCAGGCCGTCAACTAAAACCAATTGAAGCACATGACATCATGTGTAAAATAGGTGAAGTTGTTGTTGTAGGAGGAGTTCGTCGTTCAGCAATGATTTCTCTTTCTAATATTAATGATATTGAGATGGCAGCAGCAAAGTCAGGCAACTGGTGGGAAAATAATACACAACGTGCATTATCAAATAACTCTGTTGCGTATTCACGCAAGCCAGAGATGGAACAGTTTATTGCAGAATGGAAATCTTTGTATGATTCAAAATCAGGAGAACGAGGCATATACAATGTGGCCGCAGCTCAAGCCCAAGCAGCCAAGTATGGAAGAAGAGATCCAGATGTACACTATGGAACTAACCCTTGCTCAGAGATTATCTTACGTCCTTACCAGTTTTGTAATCTTTCAGAAGTCGTACTTCGTGAAAAAGATACAGTTGAAGAGGTTGCAAATAAAGTACGCCTTGCAACAATTCTTGGCACGTGGCAATCAACATTAACAGATTTCAAGTATCTTCGTAAAATTTGGAAAGACAACACAGAAGAAGAGCGCCTACTTGGAGTTTCTTTAACAGGACAATTCGGACACAAATTCTTTTCAGGAAAAGAAAATATTAAAAAGCTAGAAGATACTTTAAGCGGTCTTCGTGAATATGCAAGAGAAACAAATAAAGAAGAGGCTGGGAAAATTGGGATTCCTGAGTCTGCAGCTATTACATGCGTAAAGCCTTCTGGAACAGTGTCTCAATTGGTCGGGGTATCTTCAGGAATGCATCCATGGCATTCACCATATTATATTCGTACAGTACGTGGCTCAAAGGGAGATCCAATCTCTACATTTTTAAAGGAAGTTGGAATTCCTGTAGAAGATGATGTAATGAAGCCAAATGATACATACGTATTTTCATTTCCAGTTAAGGCACCAGAAGGTGCAATTGTTAGAAATGATCTTACAGCACTGGATCATTTGAACACATGGCTTGTCTATCAACGTGCATGGTGTGAACATAAGCCATCTATCACTGTTTCTGTAAAAGAAGAAGAGTGGATGGAAGTCGGTGCTTGGGTGTATAAGCATTTTGATGAGGTTTCTGGAATTTCTTTCCTTCCTCATTCAGATCATACATACAAGCAAGCTCCTTATCAAGAAGTTGATAAAGCAGAGTATGATGCACTTGTTGCAAGGATGCCAAAGAGCATTCGCTGGGAAGATTTATCTTTTTACGAAACAGAAGACGGAACTTCAACAAATGCTACGCTTGCATGTACTTCAGATGGCAATTGTGAAATAGTAGATATATCTGCCTAATATGGTAGAATTATAGTATTGGGGTAAATCCCCAAAATTCTGGGCACCCCGCCCAAAATGGAGATGATAAAATGGCTAAATTCAATAAGTTGGATTTAAACAAAGACGGAAAGGTAACAATGACAGAACAGATCTTAGCAGCACTTGGAACATATGCTCGTGCATTTCTTTCAGCAGCAATTGCTTTGTACATGACTGGCAATACAAA